AAGTTTAACTTCCTGAAAAAGCGACATCAAACGTTCCAAAAGATGTGTTTCCTGAAAAGTGATAAACGGCTGCGTCTCCACTTGAATCAGTGCCTAACAAATTAAAATTCTTATTAAATAAGTTATTTCTAGTTATATAATTACCGGGATAAGGTTTAAACCTATATTCATATTGTCCACGTTCAGGATGTGAAATTGTAATAGCATTATATTGTGCTTCAGGTGTATTACCTTTGATAGCAAATAAACCTGAATGATTTGATACTGATGTATTTTTTAAGTCATGCCAAGTTGTGTCTCCTATTCTCCTTGCTTGCAACATAAACAAAGATATTCTTTTTGCATAAGTATTAACTTGTCCTAATTGAATTTGCGTTCTATCCTCAAACGCTCTTTTTAATGCTTCTTCGTCAGGTTGACTGGCTACATTTGCGAATCGAATACGTTTATAAACAGTGGACTTAATTCCTATCTCAGTAACGTCACATATTCTGTTGTTAGATACAGTTGCTAGAGCAACTCTTTGTGCTGTAAGAATATCGTGACCATGATACAAATCGTTTTGTCCTCTACCGTAATTTCGTTCAGTCTCACTGATTATTTGTTGCCAAAGAATTGGGCCTTGATCGCTTAAACTGTATGCAGCAGTTCTATCTAGGCTAGAGCCAGGATCGTACCACTTAGGGTTTTGACAATGCTTCGTTAAATTTGCATTATCAACAGGAATATCTACTTGACCTGGCTCTATAACTTTAAAAGTATATTCTTTAGTTTTTTCTATAGTCCAAGGGACAGGATCATTATCATTTCCAGTACAAATAGCAAGAGCAGTTCCAAATAAATATTGCTCTCCAACGGCAAATAAACTATCTATATTTTCCCTTATAGACATCGTTAAATTATCAACATCTTCTACTCCATGAGGTCTGTAATTAAACTTATCTGCTGAACCTTCGGCATTACTATAAACCCTTTGATAAGCATTACCGTCTCCGCTTTGAGTCCCAACGACTTGATACATGATCGTATCGTTTTTATTAACATTATGTAAGCCTTTATTTTTTGTATTATTTATCTGTAAGATCCCTGATCTCGTAGGCCATTTAGCAAATTCAAGTTTCTTTCTTTTTCTCATCATATCCTTAATCGCTTCTTTCGTTGAACCTCTAGGATCACGAATTAGTTCATAAGGAAGACGAACAATTTGACAATTAGGAACAGGTGAATAAGTACCAAAAATAGTTTGAGTTGTAGGGTTTCTTGCTCCGCTAAAAGACTTGCTTGTTGTAGTTGGGACGCTGTTTCCAGTGTTGTTAGGTATCCCTACAACAAAAGGATCATTGCCATTTGTAAAAGTTAACTCAGAACGTGTATATCTATCAGATTCAACTATTCGATTATTTCCTGTACTGCTTCCACCCCTAAAGTAAAGCCCAACCTTATGAGAGTTATAAGTACTTAAAAGTGTATCCCCTACAGCATATCCTTCATAATTTGGATGAGCCACGCCACTGATTTCTTCTGGAATCGTCCCATGAGAAAATAAAGCAAGTGCTTTTAACTGTTGATATTTACCAAGACTTACAAATTGTGACCACAGCAATTGACTATTAACTCTTATGCCGCCATACACATAATTATTATTAGATGAGTCAAAGTATTGATTAGTAAATATGAGAGGAATAGCATCACCTAACGTTGCTAACTCTTGAACTGAATTAAAGGAAGCTTGTGGAGCAAATTTAGTATTACCGATAGCATCCGCAGTACGTCTTGACCCTCCTGATTTTTGCTCCTTTGGTTTTGGCGTTAATAAATAAGAAATAGTTGCCGCAGCAACAGCTATTCCTACTTTGATTAAAAAAGCTTTTGTAAGAACAACCGAAGTTATAGGATCACAACGAATATCAGGAATTAACTCGTACCCTTTTGGCCTTTGCCCGTTATAAGCAGCCGTTTGATCTACAAATATCCAATATTCATCTTCACTTATGCCTAAAAGATTACATAACTCTACTTCCGTTGGTAGTAACAGCCTTGGACCGTGAGGGCGTTTAAGGGAGACCACATCACCGTTTGGCCTTCTAATGTTTTTCTGTAACTTATCCATCCGCCCTCATAGAAAGCAGCCATACCGTAAGAACCATCTTCGGATTTGCATAAAGCAATTGCTCCTAGTTTAGGGGGTGAATCAACCCCCCACCGATTTAATTCTTCGGTAAAGATACTATAGTCTTTTTTCTTTAATCTTCGATACCAAGAACGCTCTGGTTCTGGAGAATTAATACCGTAACTTTTTAAAACCGTTCTGCATAAAGATAAACAGTCTCCAGCACCATGCTTTTCAGGATCAGCACCTAGACGATAAGGAAGACCAATTAATTGATGTGGCTTCACCTGTTTTGTAGTGATCCAGTTACAGGTAACGATCCAACAATATCTCTAGTCAGAACTCGATCAGGAGCATTAGCCCCTACGGCATCAATAGCAGAAGATAAAATAACCTCTATCGTTTCTGGATCGTATGACATGGATGAGGCAAGCCATTGTTCTTCCGTTAACTCTGTCTGCCTTTCAAAACTGTCGGTCATTAGCCAAGTTTCTACTTTTACATGATATTTATTAAGAACAATTTGTTGTGCATAATTCATACTTAACTCACTGTTAGCAAGAATCAAAGAAGACATCATATTGTCTCCAGATCTATTTCTGGCAGCACCTTGATAAATAAAGGAGAGATATTTAAACCCAGAAATATCTGGTGAAATTCTTCCGTTCTGGAATTTATCGGGGATCCCTGAAACAGATCCGTTTGGATTTGTAATAGTTATAAAATTAGTTAACGCAATTGAACTCATAATCCTATATTTTGCCTCCTACTTCTTGAGTTTTGAAGACTAGATAATGTTCTAGCTTCTCCAGCTTTTGCACCTCTAGCTGCTGCACTATTAATAATTTGACCTATTGCAGATTTAGGAACAAATTCTTCACTGTTGAAATTAAGTATTGGCCCAGAATAATTAACAGTAGTAGATCCTCCTGCACCTCCACTTGCGTAAGACGAACCAGTACCAGGGATAACAGATTCACCCCTAGCCCCTGCTGAATAGCGTTGCATACTTGAAGCCATCTTAGAGGCTGGAATTATATACTCGTCTTCTCCGGCTTCTCCCACAAGGCCAAGCGTGGGTCTCGTAGCTATACCTCCAGAAGAAAAAGCTTTTATTCCATTACGAGCATACCCACCTTCTGCGAAGGGAAGAACATCTAGAAGGGCACTCTTTATAGCCATGCTTGCAATCTGTTTCGCAATACCCGCTAATGATTCTCCTAATGATTTAGTACCCTCAATTAATCCCATAATTGCATCAGTCAACCCAGACGCAACTGTGTCTTTTATGCTCTCCCATAGCTTCTCTAGTCTCTGAGCATTTTCAGCTTCTTTTGTTAATTCACCATTCTTTTTCACCAAAGCTGTTACTTGATCTTTGTACTTAATTCCTATCTTGTCTAATATTTTTTCAATTGTTTGTTGTTGTGTAATCTCATCTTCATTACCATCTATCTTGCCTTGTAATAAATCATTTTGTTTTTGTAAATCAGCTATTACATCTTTTGCTTCTTTTTCCTCTTCTTTTCTAAACTCTTTTATTTTTGTTTGTAAAGCAAAGTTAACTTTAGCTATACCTAGTTTTGCGTCCTCAATCTTACGCTCTTTTTCTGCATCATCTTTACCAGCAGTATCTTCCATCAATTTACTTGTTATACTTGCTATTTCTTTTTGTGCGTTCAACCTAAACTCAAGCTCTTTATCTTCGTCTGCTCTAGCTTGTGCAATCTTCTGATCTATCCCAAAAAGAGCAGCTTTAAGTTCATTTTGTCTTTCTAGTTTTGCTATAAGTTTCTGCTCTTTTGCATCAATATTTTCAATCTCTTTAGCGTACTTACCTTCTATATCAAGCTGCATCTCTCTTGTTACACCCTTAAACCCTTCCATAAATGATTTAGTTCTTGTCGCTGGATCAGTAGCCTCTAACTCCGCAGTTCTACTCTTCCTTAGATCTATCATCGACATAGATTTCTGTATCTCTGCGTTTCTTCTCTGTGCCTCAAATGAACCCCCTGAAGTTATGCCCTCTCTTAAAGTTCTTTTAGTCATCAAAGTATCCGCATCTAAATCAAGCTTTCTTGCTAGCTGATCCGCTTTACCAAGTGCTTCTTGTAAACCTACGTTTAAATTATCCATTGCATTATCTATTGCTTCTACAAGCCCTGGAGCAAATCGTTCGGCTACTGCCCTAGCCCACTCTCTAATAGCAGAAATACCTCTGTTGAATAATTTAAGTATTTCAGTAACAATCTTAAGAACACCAGCCAAAGCAGTTACTAACGGACCAGCTAAAACCCCTAAGAAAGCACCAACAGCCCCTACAAGATCATTCCAAGTTGCTTTTAAAATATTTGTCATATTATTTATATCTCCTAAAACACCTGCACTAGCACCAGTTTGATCCATTACTTGAGCTGCTAATAGTGCTCTAGCCTGTTCTATCTGTCCTATTTTTTGCAGATGCGTAACTTGACTCTGTAACTCTCCTGACAAACGAACTCCTGACTCAACCAAGTCATTCATGTTTATAGACTTAAGTGACTCCCCTAGTTTTGCTGCTTTTTGAATAGCTGTATCCATCATTGTTCCTATCGCACTACCAAGGATCTGCATACCAAATCCTCCTGCACCTGTCATATTTCCAAGCAACGCACCGCCAACACCACCAGCGACAGAACCAACTCCTCCTCCAAACAAGAGAGGGAAACCAGCTCCAAGCATTAAGTTCTCTCCTCCTTTTCCACCCATTCCTCCTGCTCCTCCAAAACCCTTTTTACGTCTATTCATTACTCTTTCTATTCTTTGCTCTATATCAAGCATCTTCCCTCCTTTTTCTACTAATCTTTGGTACTGCCCTGCTGAATCTATAAACAACTTATTCTTTCTTTGAAGTATTTCAAGTTGTTTAGCTTCAGTGCTAAACATGTCAAAACTATGTGTTGACTTTTGTTTTTGAGCATCTAAAGCTCTCTTATTATCTGCTTGCTCTGCTGTTGTTGCCTTTCCTTGAGCTTTGAATAAAAGATCATTTATTGCCGTCTGTTCTTTTCTTTGAGCAGCCATAGCAACAGCTAGTTTTATAGCTGCGTCTTCAGCTTTGCCAGTCATGTGCCAGAAGCTTTCCATCTCCTTCCGAGCCATGCCGACCATTATGTTTAACTCCTCTAAGGAAGCCCCTCTAGTCATGTTTTCCATTTGCTCTCTTACATCAACGAGAGCAACACGCATATCGACTAAATGTTTAGTCGCTGGCACTAACTTGCCAATAATATTATTTGTAACTGCCTGACCTACTCCATTAAGCCCGTTCCATAGTGCCTTTGCTCCTTTTGCAACTACAGGTAACTTGCCTCCAAAAACAGTAATAGCAACAGCAGCAGCTCCCCATAAACCAGGGTGGCTAGCTATTCCATGTAATATTCCGTCAAATACAGCGTCAAAACCAGTAGCTTGTTGTTGAACTATCTGTAACTTCTCTCCAAGCACAGGTATCTTGCTCGTAACAGCATTTACAGCAGGAACTAAGTTCTTAAAACCATCAGTAATTTTTGTTATACCCGATATAGCACCAGCTCCTAACATTCCTAAACCAAAATTCCCTATACCTCCTTTGTTATTACTGATAATATCGGCAATACGAGAACCTAAATTATTTACTTCCTTACTGGCATCTCTAGCATCTTTACTTATCTTTTTAAAAGCTACTCCATTGGTGTTTATTTTGTTCAACTGAGACTCGATACGATCCAGTCCTTTAACTAATTTTTCATTGGTCTTATTTATATTCTTTAAATTATCTGCCAACTTATTCAGTTGGTTCAGATTCTTGACAACAATATCTATCCTTGACTCTATAGACACAATTGAAATCCTCCGTTCGCTTTAGTTTACCTACGTCTGCGGTTTTTTCGCATTTCTTCTTCCTGATCTTCGTTTAAAACTTGAAAATAGGCACTCCATCCAATGATTTCTTCTAAAGTCATCTGTCTTATTTCCGTTAAGGATTTACCTAATTCTTTAGCTATACCAAACTGAAGCATTAATAAATTGTCTTTACGCAGCTCCTTACTTAGTCCTTTGGGTCGATCTGATCCTCATCATCTGTAATTACAGCAAGCATTAACTTTTGCAAGTCAGCATCCTTAACTTCGTTCTTTAAAACGTCAATTTCTCCAAGATTAAACAGTCTTTGACCAGTATCATCCTGTGCTTTTGTCATTAAAAGTCTTAATGCAAACTCATTAGCATCATCAGATTTAGCTCCTTTTTGTGCTCTTTCTCTTTCTGACATTGTTAATGGTGTTACCCACATCTCAAAGATAGATCCATCAGATAGTTCAACTTCTTTCTTTACTGCCTCTAAGTTTGCAGCCTTTTTTAAACGGTCTACTGCTCTCAATCCTGATCGAGAAGATTTAGGACTAGTTGTCATAAGAAAAATGAATACAGAATTATTCTAACCTAATAAACAATAAAAAACCCTGCACTAGGCAGGGTTAATTGGAACATTCCGTGTCCCAAGACTATTATGTAGAACTTAGATCGAAAGAAGGGAGACTTGCTGGACGGAAATTAACTGTCACTTCTTGAGCATCATCAGGGTTAACACTAAAGCTTGCAGAAGTTAGCGTTGCGTCAAAGCTGATTGAACGACTAAGAGTGTCACTAACGTTACCACCACTAAATACACGATCTGTATAAAGTTTGAATGCTGCACCAACTTGCTGACGTTGAAGAACGTCTTCTACCAATCTGTTCGATAGAGCTGAATCTTCGTTTGTCATATATGTAGAAGCAGTACCAGAACCATCACCAAATCCAGCAATGTAAGTTCTAAATGGAACGTATTGACCAGGAGCTTGACCAATTGTAGTTACATCAATCTCAGCTCTTTCAATTTCAAATGTCCACTCTCTTACTTGTCCGATAGAAGCAAAATCGTTGTAGTAAACTTGAAATTCGTTAGGAGCTGCGGCTGTTCCTACGTCAGTCAAGTCAACAGCAGAACCACCATTAGTAGCAGAAACAGTCATTGCTCCAGTACTTGCTGTATAAGTTTTAACGTAATAAGTCGTTCCAGCAGTTAATCCAGCAGGTAAAGTCCCTGTTCCTGCCTCACCATTAGAAGCATCAACTACTTTAAATTTAACGGGGTCGCCTACCTTTAAGTTTAGATAAGTTTGAACAACCATTGTTTCTGTTCCAATGGTGACATCAGTAGGACTAAAAGTACCTGTAGTACCAGCAGGTTTGTAATAGAGAGCACCTGATGTGCCAGATAAGACGGTTACGGCCATGAGGCTGCTTTAGAAATTTACCTATAGATTAGCTCAAAACCGTAGCAACGTAAGAAGTTTCTATTCTCCCCATGAATAATGGAGCATCTTCAGTACTAGAAAAGCTTGGCCCTTCGATAGAACCAGTCTTTAAATATGCTCCTGTAGTCCCTTTTGTCTCATCATTTAGCGTTTCTAAAACATTAACAGCCGTTGTGATTAATGTTTGATTTCTTGATGGTCCTTCTCCTTTCTTGGAAAAACAACGAATAATGATTGCGCCCCTAGCGTTATCAACGCTTGAAACTAGTGTTGGATCGTTTGTTAAGCCAAATGTAACATTTACTCTTACATATTCAGTTGTGCTGTTTGCTGGTGCAGCAGTGATGTTGTCAAAGAAAACAGGAACCGCAGGACTTAACGCTCCAAAAGCAGTTAATAGTGGGTTTTCTACTTTTGCTCTAATTTTTTGGTAATTCATTAGTCAGAAACAGACCGTGATCTGTAGGAAGAGCTATTAAGGAAAGAGTATTGTTGTGGAAGACTAATTCCAGTGCCAGCAAATTCTTTCATTATCCTATTAACTTTTCCTCCTTTCTTAAAGGTAGTAAACCAATCTAAAGGTGCTGTTCTACTTGCCGAGCCACCCTCTAAATAATTAGTCACACCTCTTCTCATTGGTGGAATAGTTGGCCCCATTCTTCTTCCTCCTCCGCTAGTGTCCCATTTTGCTTTATTAACAGGACCGTTAGGATACCATTTTCTTGAAAACTTACCTTCCTCTAAATCCATAGCTATTGCAGCGTATGGAGCCATATTCTCTATCCTTATTACCCACTCATTACCTCTTAAAATATCTCTACCTCTAGGTTTAGGGGCTTTAATACGATTAGGAAGTCCAGCAGACATTGTTCCCACTACAGTCTGTGTTCTTGTTTTCATAACCCAAGAGTTACTAAATTTTCCAGACCATTGAGGACCAGCATCTTGAAGTGCTTCTACTATAATTTCTGCTCCCTTTAAAGCTCTACCAGCTATAGCTTCAGCAAACATCCGATCTGCCTTAACTGCAAATCTCTTAAAAGGTATTGGTTTCACTGTGGCCTCACGATTAATGTGTGAAAGATGGGATTATCTCCTCTGGCTGTCTTTACACTAATAATCTTTCCTTCTCTGGTAGCTCCTGCTTGTGGGTATTGCATACGATCTGCCTCTGTTGGATAGTAATTTCCTAGTTCATTTGCTCCGATAATCACTTTTAAATCTGTTGTTTGGTATAAACCTTCATCTTCGTTGGAATCAAGCGTTGTAATTACTCCTTTTACCGTTACATTTGTGTCCGATCCAGTAACAGCACCAGTTGTGGGGTTATAAGTTTTTGGTGTCGTGGACTTGATAAAAGTAAAGTCTTGACCCCATGTACTTAGGATGCTCGCTGGAACTGA